ACCCGCACGCATGACAGCTTCAAGGAGCTCATTGGCGATGCGCGTAAACCCATCGTCGAGATCTGCCACGCGCAGCTCCTGTAGTGCCACGACAGGCACAGGGAAATTGATTACTTCGGCAGTATTTGCCATAATTACTCCTGTGAATTGATCCAGTTAATTCGCGTAGAAAGCCGTTAGTGTTAGCGCACTGCGGCTTTCGCCTTTTCTACACTTCATCAGTCCCACCCTAACGGCCCAGGGCGGCACCGCTCCGCACGCAAACCGATATCTGCCAGCGTCTCTACCGATTGCAGGTAGTGGCGGGAAACTACCACCGCCTCCGGCGGAACAACCTGCAGACCAAGCACTGACAGCTCTTTTGCTATGTCAGCGAAATGCCCTTCCCCTTTTCTGCGACTGACTGTTGATTCACTGATACCCAATATCTCCGCGTAAGCCTTCTGTCCGATGGATGAAAGGCGGTTGAGTAAAACCCCCTCCAGCTCAATCGGGTTGAGGATTGGCGGTTCTAAGTTGCGTGCTATTGCGCTTTGCATTTGTGATATTTCCTGTTGTTAAGCCGCGGAACATCGCGGACGTGAAAAAACAAGGCTCTCTTTGGATACGGGTTGGTAATGGCTAAACCCTTTGGTGGCCTCTTCTATTGCCTCTGCCTTCTCAGGCGATGCCCGACGGTTTCCATAGGCGATTTGATCCAGATAACCAACGGTTGTGTTCGTTTTGGTTGCCAGTTTTGCCAACTGAGCCCACTCGCCTGTGCTGGCATCTTTTCGCCAGCGTAAAAGTTCATTACTCATGGGACCTCCCCGTGACTTATTTAAAATGGAGTTTAGCGTTATGCTAAATACTAATCAAGAAAGATTTAGCAATTTGCATATTTATCATTCTGCTAAAAATGACAAAAATGAGCAGATGGAAAGTAAAGAGATTAGAAAAGCGAATCTGGAGAACTTGATAGAACAGCAGCGTGTAGATGCAGGCCTGAACAAGGCTCAATTTGCAGAGCTTATCGATACAAGCCCAGCAGCGCTGAGTCAGCTGATAGGTGATAAACCTCATAGAAACATCGGCGATAAAATGGCTCGTAAAATTGAATCCGCACTCAATCTGCCTTTCGGCTGGATGGATACGTTGCATGCCAAAGAGAACCACACGAACGTAACATTCAGATCAGTAAATACCCCTCAGGGGAGCTACCCAGTGATCAGCTGGGTTAGTGCCGGACAGTGGATGGAAGCAGTGGAGCCTTATCACCGAAAAGCGATTGACCGCTGGTATGACACAACCGTCGAATGCTCTGACGATTCTTTCTGGTTAGATGTCCACGGCGATTCTATGACATCTCCTGTCGGCCTTAGCATTCCTGAAGGTGCAGCTATCCTGGTTGATCCTGAAGTAGAGCCTATTAATGGGAAATTGGTTGTGGCCAAGTTGGAAGGCGATAATGAAGCCACTTTCAAAAAGTTAGTAATTGATGCTGGAAGGCGCTTCCTGAAGCCCTTAAACCCACAGTATCCGATGATTGAAATTAACGGAAACTGTAGGATTGTAGGGGTTGTAGTCGATGCTAAGATATTGAATATTCCATGATAATACCTATTTAACAAACCCGCTCCGGCGGGTTTTTTATGCTTAAAAACTCCCCAATACACTTCATCCAAAAATTAAACCCTAAGTAAATCAAAACGCTAAATACCACATAGCGATAATTTAGCATTTTGCTATTGCCATTTATTTAGCATCGCGCTAAATTTACTCCATCCAAACAACAACGTTGGCGCCGGTAATAGGTAACAGCGCTCCGTTAGCCGCGATAAGGCAAAGGTGAAGAGATGATCCGCGAAGAAGATAAGCCTGCATGGCGTAATTTTTGGTTAAAGGTCGTTCCGTTTTTGGTTGCTGTCCTTTTTTTTAGCTTCGCATGCTGGGGTGGCAAATGAGCAAACAAGGCATTCGTTCACTGATTTACTGCCTGCTGATCTGCGGCGTTATCTGGACAGCGTTGATTATCAAAATTCTGCACGTTACGGGGGTGTTCAATGGTTAGTCATCATTACGGGACACAGACCGTTAACCGCGGCGCCGTTCTGCCAGGGATGCTCGTTAAGCATCGGGAAAGCACCTGGACAGCATCAGCAAATAAACGCGGCCGCCTGTACCTGCATCGCGGGATTGAGCGGACTTACACAACCGACTTGCTGGTTGAAGTTTATCTGAACGGGTTGGGACAAGGTCTCAGCCGGTAATCGAAACGAAGAATTTAACTGAGCTATCAGGCGGCTTTCATCGCGCCGGGGATTCTTACAACCAAATTTCAGGGGAAACCATGAGCGAAATAATGGATTTAGTCGTCATCGAGAAAAAGAACGCGATGGCGGTTTTCACCAAGAACGACCAGCTCGACCCGCTTATCGAAGCGATCGAAAAAGAGGCTCGCAGCCTGGTGCCGGACGTGACCACCAAAAAAGGCCGCGATGCCATCGCATCCATGGCCCACAAGGTCGCACGTTCTAAAACCTACATCGACAACGCAGGTAAAGACCTGGTCGCTGAGCTGAAGGCGCTGCCAAAGCAAATCGACGAAAGCCGCCGTGTTGTCCGTGAGCGTCTCGATGCGCTGAAAGATGAAGTGCGTCGCCCGCTGACCGAATGGGAAGCTGAGCAGGAACGCATTAAGGCCGAAGAAGCCATGAACGCACTGCATGCCGAAGCGCTGGTCATGAATGAAGAGTTCGATCGGAAGTTGGCGGCTCGGATTGAGTCTGACCACGAAATGGCCCTTCTGATGAATGACG